GTTATGAACAACGTTCTCAAGCTAAATAACTACGGATTTGCGGCACCGCAGTAGCTGTTCGTATTAGAGAATGGTTGTTATTGCTGAGTCAGGGATAGTGCGAACATGCTCACCATGGATGATAATAGCTGCATCCCAAGGTGTTTTCACCATACCCAACTTTTTTGCACGCGAGAAGTGTAGTTCGTCCAGAGTTGGCCAAGTCCCATTCAGCACGATGTCTCTCTGTAACTTTTGAACTAATATATAATCTTCTTCGCTGGATTTGAACCTATTGAAACCCGATTTTTTGAATGCTTTATCCATATGTTTTTCCAAAACGATATTAGTGTTATTTAGGTAGGATAGCACAGTGTCCACCTCAACAGGTCCCACGCCAAAAGAGACGTAGTACTCCGTCAAGATTTGCACCTTGTCGATATCCAAGCCTAAAGCACCTGTTTTGAAGGATTCAAGCAAACTTGGGTTTAACGATCGTAATAGATCCATCTTCACTATTCTTTTCTTGAGGCTTGTTATTCGCATAAGAAAATTGGCCAATTCCCTGAATAGGAAATTCTGGGTACATGGTGGCATACATGAATCCCAGACTGTAATAATAATCACCAATACAATGCTTGAAGTCATTTGATTTCATAAGACTAACGTTGTTAAGCAGTTTTTGTATATTTTGTATTTGGTAAAAATCACCCAGTTTATTAACCTTGATGAACTTCGATGAACAGAAGTCAACGTCATGGTAGTCTGTTTTGTGAATGACTTTCGAAATTAGACCAAATAAAACGAAAGTGTCGACTATTTTTTTTACGCCTGTCGGACAGCGTACTACACAATCATCACCATCACACATGAACCTACCTGGTGGAAAACCATTAACAACTTCAAAGTAACGTATAGAGACCCAATTCAACAACGTGTTAAATAGTCCAGTGTCCATGTCGCCGCTTCCGCGACAAAACATAAAACTGAACTCAAACCCGCTGCTAAACTGACCTTTCTTCAACATTTTAGCGTTGAACAAAGTCTCAATCACTTTGTAGTCAGACTCATTCAATAATTCTTTCCAAATTCCCAACTCGACATCAACAAGAAATTTCTTCCTCTGTGTTGCCTCATACCTCGTGAAATCATTCTCAACATAATGTTCACCGAACATCACATCTCTGAAATAATCTCCCCTCTCGCGGAAATTTTTGCCCTTCATGCACTGAGGGACGTACTTCATGGCGTCCTCCAGTGCAGAAGTATATAAACCATAGATCAAACC